TATGACGGCGGTACAGCAATAGATAACTTCAACTAAAATTGATGTTATAATTAGCACAGAAATAAAACGGTAGAAATACCACAAGGAGAGATAAATGGCAACAAGAATGCAACAGCGCAGAGGAACTGCGTCACAATGGACATCTGCAGACCCAATTCTAGCAGCAGGTGAAATTGGATATGAAACCGATACAGGTAAGTTTAAGATTGGTAACGGATCATCTATTTGGTCCGCCCTTAATTATTATGTAGACGCAAATGCGATACTAGATGGTGCCCCAGGTGTATTAGATACACTTAATGAACTCGCTGCATCTCTTGGTGATGACCCCGCCTTCTTTACAACAGTGGCAACAAATCTCTCTAACCACGAATCAGATACAACAAATGTTCACGGTATTGCAAATACAGCAAACCTTGCAACTCTAGACGATGTTTCAGATGCAGTTTCTAACGCAACAGTGGATCAATCAACACTTGCTGGTGAAGGTATTGATTGGAATGCTGGAACATCACAGTTTGATATTGATAATACAGTAGTAACACTTACTGGAACACAAACTTTAACAAATAAGACATTAACAGGAGCAGATCTTGGTTCAACCTCAGTTGCAGTGACACAAACAGGAACTGATAATACAACAAAGATTGCTACAACTGAATTCGTTCATGGAAGAATTAATGCGGTAATTGCAGGTGCTCCAGAATTATTAAATACATTAAATGAATTATCTCTTGCAATTAATAATGATGCAGATTTTGCAGTAACCTTAGCAAACGACATTGGAACAAAACTACCTAAGTCTGGTGGACAGATGACAGGTATTTTAACACTTGTCGGTGCTCCTCAAAATGGTGACGATGCTGCTACTAAGGAATATGTAGATAATACCTCTGAAGATGCTGCTAGTGGTGCAGTTAGCGCACATAATGCACTAACCACTAACGTACACGGCATTGATGATGTCGGAGAACTTGTTACAAATGATGTTTTATCTACACATACTTCAGCAACTACAGATGTTCACGGTATTACTGATACTGCTGCACTTGCAACCAATACATCTGTAGGTGATGCTATAGAAGCACATCGTGCTGACACCACAAATGTTCACGGTATTGTTGATACAGCAAATATTGTTCTTACAGATGACTCACGTCTATCAGACACAAGAACACCAACAGATAATACAGTTACAACAGCAAAGATTGTTGATTCTAATGTAACTGCAGATAAGTTGGCTGGAGATTCTGTAACAACAGCAAAGATTCTTGACGGTGCAGTAACTTCTGCAAAGATTGCTGATGGAACAATTGTTAACGCAGACATTAATGCGTCAGCAGCAATTGCACAGTCTAAGATCGACGGACTTTCAACAAGTCTTGCTGCTAAAGCAGACTTAGCATCTCCAACATTTACTGGCACAGTTGCTGGTATTACAAAGTCTATGGTTGGACTCGGTAACGTAGATAATACATCAGATGCTAATAAGCCAGTTTCAACTGCTACACAAACAGCACTTGATCTTAAGGCTAATCTTGCTGGCCCAACATTTACAGGAACAGTTGTTCTTCCAAGCACAACATCTATTGGAAATGTTTCAGCAACAGAACTTGGATATGTCGATGGCGTAACATCAGCAATTCAGACACAGATTGATGCTAAGTTGTCAAAGTCTGGCGGAACAATGACAGGAGATCTTACTCTTGCAGGCGCTCCAACAGCAGACCTACATGCAGCAACAAAGGCATATGTAGATAACGTAGTTTCTGGAATTAACTTCCACCAGCCAGTACGTGTTGCTACAACAGCAAATATTACACTTAGCGGAACACAAACAATTGACGGTGTATCAGTAGTTGCTGGTGACCGTGTTCTTGTTAAGGATCAAACAGATCAAAAGACAAACGGTATTTATGTAGTTGCTTCAGGTTCATGGACAAGAGCAACAGACGCAGATAATACTCCAGCAGGAGAACTTGCAGGTGGAGATTTCTGTTTAGTGCTTGAAGGTACAGTTGGATCAGGTTACGGATATGTTTGCTCTAATACATCAGCAATCACAATTGGAACAACAAATATTACATATGCAGCATTTAACGCTGCTAAGGCTGTAACAGCAGGTTCTGGTTTAACAGAATCTACACCAGGAACACTTGATATTGCAACTGGTGGAGTTACATCAGCAATGATTGCAGATGGAACAATTGTGGATGGAGATATTAATGCTTCAGCAGCAATTGCACAGTCTAAGATTTCAGGACTTTCAACAAGTCTTGGTTTGAAGGCAAACCTTGCAGCACCATCATTCACTGGCGGAGTTACTGTAGACTCTTCAGGTATCATTTTCACAGATGGTACACAAACCAAGGAAGGTGTTCCTTCACGTACACCAATTATTCAGAAAACAGCAGCCTATACTCTTGGAGCATTAACAGAAAGAGACTCACTTATTGAGGTTTCTCACACTGGTGCTTCAGCAGTAAACGTTACAATTCCTGCAGACTCGACATTGAATTTCCCAGTCGGAACCTCTATCGATGTTCTTCAGACAAATACAGGCGGAGTTGCAATTGCAGCAGGCGCAGGAGTAACAGTAAATGCTACTCCAGGATTAACTCTACGTACACAATGGTCATCTTGTACTCTCTTGAAGAGAGCAGCAAATACCTGGGTTGTTTATGGAGATCTTAAGTAATCTATAGTAAAAGGGGAATAAATAATGGCAAATAAAAAAGTAGGTAAAAAGTCAGCAGCAGCAAACGACTTCTTAGAGCCAAAGCCACCAATAAATGTTGTTCCAACCAACGTATGTACTGGTAGAGGATACAATGACGGTGCTGTATCAGTTGCTTTTGAATTGCCTGCAGGATCCCCTCCAGCAACCTCTTATACTGTTTATGCAAGCACTGGTCAGTCAGCATCAGGAGCATCATCTCCAGTTACAGTAACTGGAATTGCTGCAGGAGCAACACCTACATTTACAGTAACAGCAACAAATGCTTCTGGAACATCAGCAGCATCATCTGCTTCATCTTCAGTAACAGTTACAACAAAACCAGATAATCCTACAAACATTTCAGCATCGGCTACATCTGCTAATACTAATACAATATCGTGGACTCTTCCAACTGGATCAGCAACTGGAGGTACCGCAATAACATCAATTAGAATTACTGGTTCTGATGGAACAAGTTATACTGGTATTTCTGGTTCTGCAACATCTTATGCTGCTACAGATAATACACCTTCTGCTACTGCCCCAGGATCACAGACTTATACAATCTATCTTTCAAATGCATGTGGAGAGGCAACTGGTGTAACCACAAGTAGCGTTACCACTACACCACCATTCTTCCCATTCTTCCCGCCGTTTTTCCCATTCTTTCCGTTCTTCCCATTCTTCCCACCATTCTTCCCATTCTTTCCTTACTTCCCATTCTTCCCACCATTCTTCCCATTCTTCCCTTACTTCCCATTCTTCCCACCATTTTTCCCTTACTTCCCATACTTCCCATTCTTCCCACCATTCTTCCCTTACTTCCCTTATTTCCCATTCTTCCCACCATTCTTCCCATTCTTCCCTTACTTCCCATTCTTCCCACCATCATTTGGCGGAGGTTGTACATGCGGATATTGCTGGAGATGTGCAGTCTGTTGCCCAGGAAGGTCATGCGGTTGTTAAAGTTAGTGGGTACATACCAAAATATGTACCCAATAACTAACATATGCTATAATAAAAGTAACAAAGGAGTATATTGATGTACGCAATATTAGTAAAAAATAACGAGGCATACGATGTCATTGGATTTTTTAGTAGCCAAAAAGAAAATGTGATGAGTACGCTTGACTCAGCATATGCAACTGGTTTGCCCATCACGGCAATAGAGGCAAGCGCACATAAGCAATCCGCACTTTACGGAGCAACTTGGAATGGTTCGTCATTTTCTGGAGGAACAGCAGGTCCAAATTTAATGACTGCGACACAAGAACAATTAGACTCTTTTGATTTGTATGCATTTTTATCTAACAATGTTGTTGTTGCTAGAATAGCAGTACCAGTTGATACTCCTAAAGCAGAAATGTATCAGGCAGCAATTGCTACTGGAGTTTCATTGGTTAAAATTCCAGAAAGCCAAAATGTTTTTGTGGGACAAACATACAATTGGGATGGAACCTCTTTTAGCGAAATCGCATAATATTAACTACTGAAAGGTTAATCATATGGAAGTTTATGATGAAAACCAGAATCCTTGGTTTACAAAAGATCGATCAGAAACTGCATCAAATAGATATCCAACAAAAACTTTGCCCAATGGAATAGTTGTAGAAAATCCTGGCCTTGGTTTGAATGTCTATAGAAATGTTTTTTCTAAAGATGATGCAGATAGATATATTAATATTCTTGAATCAAACCTTGACGGAACAAAAAGATATAAGTGGTCTGAAGCACAGGTAACAAATTCAACAACTCCAATTAAAAAAGCAAGAGATGCTGTAGATTTTAAATATAAGCAAGAAAATCTTGGTCCCAGAGATGAGTTTAATGCAGAATTATTAGATCTACACGAAGAAATTTATCAAAAATTAAAATTTTGTGTAGACGATTATGCACATTATTGGGGCATTAATGTTATTTACTATGAGGCTTTTAACTTTGTAAAGTATGAGGGCGAGGGAAAGCATTTTAATATTCACGCAGACCACGGACCTGCATATAATGCTACAGTTTCAGCAGTTATTTATATTAACGATGATTACGAGGGCGGAGAAATTAAGTTTCCAAGACTAGATGGCTATACCCTTACACCAAGAATCGGAGATATTGCTATATTCCCATCTAACTACATTTATGAGCATGCATCTCTTCCAATGAAGAGCGGTACAAAGTATTGTGTCGTAATTATGACAGACATTAATGAGTTAGGACATAAGGGTGGATACTGAGTATAATCCTATAATTTTTAAATCATATAGGCCGTGGCTTACAAAAGAAAGTAAATCTGCACCATCCTCAACACAAAAAGAAATACCTCAGTGGTATAAAGATGCAGATAGGTTTGCTAAAAATCCTATTAATGGAGAATATTACAAAGCACCAAAAGAGGTTTGTCCATTTCCAAAGCCTGGAACAACAGATGACTATGGAATGATTCCAACATGGAAAGCATGTCCCGCAATAATGGATGCTTTTATGACTGGGTATGTTTTTAAAACACCTTGTGATTTAGTATTTACCAAAAATAGCAATGGTTCTTTAGATCTAAAAATTGAAAATCCAATGTATAAAGATTTTTGTACAGTCAGACCACCTATGCCACAATTTGAACATCCAAAAGGATATTATCAAAGTCATTTTGCCTGGATGCCAGATTGGGGTATGAAGTTGCCAGAAGGCTATAGTGCATTATTTATGACACCTATGAATAGATTTGATTTGCCATTTATGGGTACAACAGGAATAGTTGACTCAGATAAGGTTGAATTATTAGGTAGTTTTCCATTTTTTATTATTGAAGGATGGGAAGGAACTATTCCAGCAGGAACACCATATCTACAAGTTATTCCTTTTAAAAGAGAAAATTGGGAACATACTATTGAGATTTCGGACTCTTCAACTATATATGCTAAAATGGTAGATAACGCAAACTTTTATCGCCAGCCAGATGGCGGGGTATATAAAGATAAAGTTTGGACAAGAAGAGAATACAAATAGGAGTAACAATGACAACCTGGACAGACAAAGAAAATCTTGGTAATGGAATCACTGTATATAGAAATGTTATTAAACCAGAATTAGACATTATCAATAGACTTGAAAGTGTTTTGGGAGAACCAGCACCGTGGGGAGAACTATCCAAGGATGGTAACAGATATCATTGGCTTCCAGCATATGTTGGGTATCAACAATTAATGCCAGAATATCGTGATTGTTATGACTTTAAGTTTAAGAAAACTGATATAGAACATGATACAAGTCAAGTATCATTATCACTACAAAAAATTTGGCAAGATGTTTATGATGCACAGGCTCCAGCAGTTGAAGATTATAGAAGAGACTATAACATTATGCCACTTAAATATTGGGAAGCCTTTAATTTTATTAAGTATGGTCCAGGACAACACTTTAAAGAACATCATGATCACGGCTTCTCTTATAACTGCACAGTATCTTTAGTTGCTTATGTTAATGATGATTATGATGGAGGAGAACTTTATTTTAGATTACAAGGTTTAAACATAAAACCGAAGGCTGGAGATTTATATATTTTCCCATCTAACTTTATGTACCCTCATCAAGCAATGCCAGTACATTCTGGAACTAAATATTCTATTGTTACGATGCTTGATTATAGTAAAAAGTATCATACTCCAGATATGTATGATCCAAAGTGGGCAAATGAATAATGTTTAATATTTCAGTAGAAAAAATGCAGGGTTGTCTTTTTGATATTAGACCAATGTCTATTAAAAGAGACTGGATGGATGTAACATCTGAGAATCATGCCTACAGATGTTTTCCAGTCACACAAGCAAATGTAATTGGCTGGAGCCTATCCTGTATAGAAGATATCATATTTACTTGGGATGGAATAAATGATCAAACAGACCAACATGTAAAAATTATTAATCCAGTTGGCGCATACTCTGGAAGAGGTCAATCATCAATAAGTTTAAATACATCACTAGTTTTTAGAACAGATCCAGATGTTAGTATTTTGACTATTAATCCAGTTAATTACTTTAATGATGATTTTGAAACTATGTCTAATTTAGTTAGCACATCTTTCTATGACAATCCATTACCCCTAGCAATTAAAGCAAAAAAACCAAATCAAGAAACAGTAATTAAGGCTGGAACTCCAATAGCAACAATTATTCCAATATCTTTGACTAATCTAAATAACAGTTCTATTAATATTGTTAGTTACGTAGACATAAATAATGAAAGACGTGATGCCAATATAGCATATGGAGAAGCAGCACAAGTTATTAATTCATCTGGTAAGTGGACAGATTGGTATAGAGATGCTGTAAATGAAAAAAATGAATCTGTAGGGTCTCATGAAGTAAAAGCATTAAAACTTCATGTTATTAACAATACGATTAAGTGATATAATACTATTATGGATATTAATGATGCTATTACAGTTACCAGAAAACCATCATTAACTCCATCTGGGTTTTTTGGGCATGGACCAGAAAATATCATAGAATTAGAAAATTTTATGACCCAAGAAGAGGTTGACTTTTTAGATAAGGCAGCAAGAGGTATTACTATTTGGGACATTACTGAAAGTCATAAAAATGAAAATGGAACTGTAATTTATGATGCAGAATATTGGAAAGATAGGGTAGCCAGTGCACCATCTCTTAATCAAAACGATCCAAATATTGTTCCAGTAATTGTTGGTTTATTTAATAAACTGCAACCAGTTATTGAAAAGTTTTTTAATGTTAAGGTTCAGCCAACAGGTCAGACTATTGTTAAATGGAATCCAGGACAGTTTCAAATGCCACACGCAGACAAAGAATTGCACCAAGGCTCAGATGCTGGAACACCAAATGACTTTCCTAACTATGACATAGCAAGTTTATTTTATATCAATGATGACTACGAAGGTGGAGAGTTGTATTTTCCAAATCAGGGAATTCAATTTAAACCTAAAAGAGGATCTGCATATTTTTTTCCAGGCGATATGAATTATGTTCACGGAGTTACTAAAATTAAAAATGGAACTCGATATACATGCCCATTCTTTTGGGAAATTTTAGAACATACTGGAGATATTAAGCCAGACTTTAATACAAAATATTATAGAATTTTCCCTGATGACAAAACGATTAGTGCATGGGATCCAGAAAATGGTATAAGGAGAGACTCATGAAAGAAATAGAACTATACGAAAATATAATTGTTTATCAAGATGTTAATGATCAACCACAAAGATTATATGACATAGTTAAAGAGTCTGCAGAAAATAACCCAGATAGAATTTTAGGAGAGTGGTCAGCCTGGCAAGGGTTTGGAAACTATATCTCAACCGCATTTCCAGAACTTGGCAGACTAAATCCAAAAACAAATAAACCTGCTGAATTTAATTTTGACCTCATAAATGATTTAGAGACTAATAGTAAAATACAAGAAGATCAAAAGTATTTATTACTTGAGATAATGAATGGTTTTGATAAAGTCATGGAAGCATATATTTCTAAATATAAGCATAAATTTGATTATAACAAAGAAGAACTTATTAAATCACACAATGGCGACTATGTTCCTTTATGGAAGTTAGAAGGTCCGTCAATATGTCAATATAGGAAAAATGTAGATACTGTTATGGCTATGCGCTATCATTCTGATTATATGAGAGAACCAGTTAAAAGTCCAGGTTATAAATTTGCAATAACTGCAAACTATTACTTTAATGACGACTACGAGGGTGGAGACCTTGATTTTTATATAGACGGCAACCTAATAAAATATAAACCAGTCGCAGGTGATTGGGTAGTTTTTCCTAGTGGACATCCAGATGTTTTGAATCAAAATGGTCAGCCATACCTGCATGGAGTTCTTCCATCTCATAAAACAGAAAAATATTTAATCAGAAATTTTTTAAAAAAATACGAGGTCGGAGATCAAGAATGGTTTGATAAAGAAAAAGAATATGGCACCGATGTCTGGTCTAAAATGCATAAAGAAATGATTGGCAAATATGCAGCACAAAGAGATTCAATTGAAGGGGTTAGAATAAGATGAACCTAAAAAATAAAATAAGATTAACCAAAGATATTGTTCTTTATGAAAATTTTATTGATGCAGACACAGCAGAAAAACTGGTAAATGTTTTAGATAAACACGCAGATGCTGGAACAATAAGTTGGATGCCTATATCATTTTATGAATCATACTCTTCTGTTTTACCACAAGATAATGATGAGGTTGTTATTGCTGAAGGGTTACCTTCAAATATTTTTTCTAGCATAAGAGATGGAATTGTTAGTGCAGTTGCTAGTGTTCATAACCTTGATCCAAAAATAATTTCTCAGATAGGCTATCATACACAAAAATGGGAACCAGGGGCATATGCAAGAATCCATTCAGATAATACAGATGAAAATGGAAAATCTGGTGCATTTACTAGAAGTAGATATGCTGCATTTTTATATTTAAATGATAATTTTGATGGAGGGCTTTTACAGTTTCCATCTCATGAAATAAGCATTAAGCCAAAAGTTGGTATGCTTGCAGCATTCGATGGTGGATTTAATAATATGCATGAAGTCACTATGATAACTAGCGGTGTTAGATATACCATTGGCTCGTTTTGGGATGATAGAGAAGAAGATGCATATCCACAAGAATTAAGAGATGCTTGGGCTGAAGAGATGAGGCTTATTAGAGAAAATCAGGCAGTAGAAAAAGCAGAATGGCAAGACTTGCTTAAAGATGGATACAAAATAGATCAAGATGGAAATAAATATAAGTTTGAGGAAGGTGTAATTCCACATGATTGATTCTTTAAAGGAAAAATTAAAAGAAAATAATTTAGAGTTTGAAGAAGTAACTACAGAGTTGCTTTGGATTAAAAACTTTTTAACAAAAGAAGAGTTAGACTTTGTTTGGAACATAATCAATAATGCATCCCAAGAAGATTGGGAAGTAGAATATATGGGAAATTTAAAAAGATTCTGCTTAGAAAAATTTGGTAGAGATGATGTTGATAATTTAGTTGCTGAAGGAAAGTTTGAAATTACTCAAAATTGGGTAGATAAAAATTTAAATATTAAACATCATCCAGAACAACATGTTTTCTATGGAAGACTAGCAAGTATAATTCATCCATCTTTTCCAGGACTAGAACTTAGTGGACTTGCCACTATTCAAAGAATGCAAAAGGGTGTAGAATTAAAGGCACATACTGATGAGCATACAGATCCATCTATACACTATGCAACAATATTATATATTAATGATGACTATGTAGATGGAGAACTATTTTTTCCTAATAAGGATATATCTTTAAGACCAAAGCCAGGGGACTTATTATTTTTTCCAGGTAACGAAGAATACGAACATGGTGTAAGACATGTCGGAGATGGACCAATTAGATATGTTATTGTTGGCTTTATAAAAGAAATAGGTCACTATGAAAGGAATAAATATTAAAATGAACAAAGAAATATTAGACCCAAAAGTTTATTACTATACCGATGCCATAGATAATTTTGATGTATTTCTGCAAACTCTAAATGAATTGGACAGTATGGAATTTGACAATAACTATAAAGTTAATGTTTGGCAAAAGTGGACATCTTCTAATGACAAAGATTTTATTTATGGAGAAACAAAGACTTTTGATATAGATCTGATATCTAAGTTTGGTGGAGAAGTTGGAGAAAAAAGTAAATATATTTATGATGCAGTTATGACAACTCTACACAATGTCTGTAAAGATTATGCTGAGGCAATGGGTGATTTTGATGAACCAAGACTATTTCCAGTATTTAACATTAAAAAATATTATACTGGAATGGCAATGGGAGCACACTTCGATCAACTCGACGGCGATAAGACACTAAGATATTCTCTTGTAATGTATCTAAATGATGATTGCGATGGCGGAGAAATATCTTTTCAATTAAAAGATTATGATGGTGGATGGAATAGCAAAGATGGTTGGGTTCATGGTGCACCAGCAGTAGATTTAGATTATGATATAGCAGTTGCAAGTAAAGCAATCGATTTTGGAATAAAGCCAAAAGCAAATAGTGTTATTATATTCCCAGCAGAAGCACCATATTTTCATACTGCACATACTGTCAAGTCTGGAGTAAAATATATGGTTCCAGGTCATTGGATTCATAATAATATGCAACTTAATAATCATCAAGGGATGTAATGAAAACAGCCATAGTGACTGGCGCAAGTAAAGGCGTTGGATATGCCACAGTAAAACTTTTATCTGAAAATGGGTATAAGGTTATTGCTGTGTCTCGTAACCTTGAAAAAGTTTCTGAATTAATTTCTGATAATGTTGAAATATATCAATTAGATATAACTAATGAAAATGAAATAAAAAAGTTTTATGAAAAATATAAAGATATATCGCTGGATCTTTTAGTCAATAATGCTGGTGGAGGATCTGGACCAACTAATCTTATAAATGAAACGATGGATAATTTTAGAATCGCATATGAAATAAATGTTTCTGGTCCAATGTATCTTTCTCAACTTTTTGTTCCATGTATGAAGAGATCAAAATCTCCAACCATTATTTTTATAAGTTCTTTGGGTGGAAAGGTTCCTTATCGTGGAGGCGGTAATTATACAAATGCTAAAAGAGGACAAATGGGATTGATAGATACCATGAGAATGGAATTTCCAGAGTATGGAATTAAAATTACAGAAATTTGTCCAGGAACAATTGATACTCAGGTTGAAAAAAGAGATATTGCTTTAACAGCAGAAGATCTTGCTAATTCAATTTTATGGGTTTCGCAGTTACCATCGCACCTTAATATCAATCATATTGAAATGAATCATATTTCAAGTAGTAAATTTGCATAACCTAAACCTCAATAATAGCATTAGAGTTTTATAAAAGTAAAAACTCTGGTATACTTGAGTAATCACAGTTTCTTAAGGAGAATAACAATGTCTGATTTTTTTAGTTTTCGTTTGTCTGAAGAGTTCATAAATGAGTATAAAACAAAGGAACCACCATTTGGTTTTGCAGATGCTGGTGGCAATTCGTTGGGAGAGATTACATTTATCCGTACCTACTCACGTATGAAGGAAGATGGAACTAAAGAAAGATGGCATGAGGTTTGTCGTAGAGTAATCGAGGGTATGTATTCAGCACAGAAGAATCATGCTAAAGAAAACAGACTACCCTGGAATGACTACAAGGCACAAGCATCTGCTAAGGAAGCATATCAACGTTTATTTGAATTAAAGTGGACACCTCCAGGAAGAGGTTTGTGGTCTTTTGGTACTGCACTCACCATGGAAAAGAAAAATTCTGCTGCATTACAAAACTGCGCCATGGTTTCGACAAAGGACATAGATCGTAACGATCCAGGCCAGTTGTTTGGTTGGGTTATGGATGCCCTTATGATGGGCGTAGGTGTAGGATTTGACACTTTGGGAGGGGATAAAAATCTTCCTATTTATGACCCTACAGAACCACCACAGGTATACGAAATACCAGATACTCGTGAGGGATGGGTAGAATCTGTTAGATTACTTATTAATTCATATCTTAAGCCTAATATGTATATTCAGGAGTTTAACTATGACCTTATTAGGCCTTTAGGTGCCCCTATTAAGGGTTTTGGCGGTACAGCAAGCGGTCCTGCACCACTTATACAGTTACACAAGCAGATCAAGGCTGTAATCGGCGGTAGAGCAGGAGAAACCCTTGACTCAAGAGCAATAGTAGATATTGTTAACCTTATTGGTACTTGTGTAGTATCAGGAAATGTTAGAAGATCTGCTACCTTGGCTTTAGGTGCAGCAGAAGATAAAGACTTTATGAATTTGAAGAACGCTGAGGTTTTCCCAGAGCGTAATTCATTTGATCCAGAAAATCCAGGTTGGGCATGGATGTCTAACAACTCCATTGCTGCAACGGTAGGTACAAAATACGAAGATTACGTGGACCTAATCGTTAATAACGGTGAACCAGGATTTATCTGGCTTGATGTAGCACGTAACTATGGTCGTTTAGCAGATCCAAAGGATGGCAAAGATTATCGTGTTATGGGCTTCAATCCGTGTGCGGAGCAGCCATTGGAATCATACGAACTTTGTACTTTAGTCGAGGTACATTTAAATCGTCATGAATCTAAGGAGGACTTTCTACGGACACTCAAGTTTGCATATTTGTATGGAAAGACTGTTACATTAATTCCAACACACTGGCAACAGACAAATGGAATTATGCAACGTAATCGTCGTATTGGAACATCACTTACAGGTATTGCATCATTCTCAGACAAGTTTGGCTTGCCTGTTGTGCGTGAATGGATGGACGAAGGATATAAGACTATCCGTAAATATGATCATTCTTATTCTGAATGGTTATGTGTTCGTGAATCCATTAGAGTCACAACTGTTAAGCCATCAGGGTCTGTATCAATTCTTTCTGGCGCAACTCCAGGAGTTCACTGGGCACCAGGCGGAGATTATTTCTTGAGAGCAATTCGTTTTGGGAATACCGACCCAATGATTCATTTGTTCAAGGCTGCTGGATATAAGATGGAGGCTGACCTTGTATCTGCGAATACAACTGTCGTATATTTCCCAGTTCACTCTGGACATCCAAGATCTGAAAAAGATGTTACAT